GCATTGGTTGTATTAATTTTAAAACCAATATCTTCAAAAAATTGACCAGCAGTTAGAGTGCAAGTGTCAGGACTAGAAAATACATGAGGCAAAGTTTCGTCTCCAGTATAGTCTACAAAAGTATATGAAAATTCATATGTATCTGCTTCCCAACCGCCTCCTGATGCTCCTTTATCATATATAACTTCGAACTCTCCATCTTGGTCTAATGAAGCTGAAAAAGCATCTAAATCAGCAAAGTTTGCAAGGTTTGTTGCTGTATCTGCGACTTTAGCAGAACCTGAAATAAACTTAGCTACAGCTACTGTAAATCTAGGTTTTGTAACAAACTGTAAAACTTTAGGATTACTATCAGCAGCTCCAGATACAACTCTTTTATCTGAAACGTACAAGCTTCCATCAACAAAATAATATACAGGTTCTACATTTGTAGAGCCACCTAAAGCTATCTGGTTATCAGTTCCTTGGTGTGTAAAATCACCTGTAGCATTATATGCTCTTGTATAGAATTTTATATTAGTTCCGTCTGGATATGCTAATACTTCTACCGAAGATTCATAATCAGCTCTAGCTCCAGTCGTTCTGCCGATATCATATTGTGAATTAAAAGAAAATAAACCATTGCCTTTTGCTGCATGATTTAGAGAAGTTACTCCAGAAACAAGGTCTGTAGGAAATGCTGCAGTTCTTAAAGTACCTGGAACGTTTGTCAATGTGTTAATACATAAAGTTAACTCATTGAGCGCAACATCCCTAGGAGAGGACTTGGTATTAAGTCCTCCGCTAAAGTCATTCAGTTTTAACATCTGTTTAGGCACTTAGCACCCGCATCCGCATTCGCAGTTCATATATCTCTCCTATTTTTTATTTAGAGTTTTTTTCACTTCTGCCCATAGTTTGTCATCTAATTTGTTAGATGATTTAGCTACAAGCCAATCTCCTAGGTGCATAATGATAGCTTTGATAAGCTTCTCTGTACCTAAACTTGTAAGAACTTTACCTAATATTGGTCCCATGATTCCTCCTATTAATTAGCATTTCCATCTTCTACGTGCTTGTCTTATTCTAGAATTAGGATTATTCCTAGTTTTAGCAGAACTTCTTTTCAGTTGTCCTAAAGACCTTGCACAATAAGACTTTCTTCTTTTAGCTGCTTTGCTACCTTTCTTTACTTTACCAGTAACAGCAGTTTTTAATTTACTCCCAGGATTAGCTCTTCTATAAGCTTTAACGCCTTTCTTTGTCATTCCAGCACCTTTTTTCGTAGGCCTGTAATTAGCGTTCTTACCCTTGGTGGTTCTTCTTATAGATTTAGTTTTTCTTTTTGCTGGCATTTTTCATTTTACCTTTACCATTGCCTTGCTTCATAGCTCTTAGAGCTGCAAAGTCAGCACCAGTAATTTTACCAAAAGGTTTGGCTACATCTATATTCTTCATTTTTCCTTTTAATCCTGGCATTATTGAATCTCCTTCTTAATCTTTTCAAAAACTTCTCTTTCATCAAATCTCATACTAATACCTGGTTCATACCTCATAACCTCTTTACCTTCTTTAAGAATGATAATAGTAGGGACAATCTTAATGTTCCATTCTTTTTGAATTACTGCGCCAACAGTTTTGTTGTTTAAGTCTACCTCTCCTACGTAGCAAAGCTTAGATAGTTTTTCTACCTTAACCCTGTTTGCGTAATTCCAAGACGCATTGACTTGAACTACTGCGCATTTTTGTACATTTAACGCTTGTATATCTGCAAAGTTATCTAAGTTGACCGATTGTGAGTACAGCCAAGAGAGCGATGAGAAGAGCGTTAATGCCAAGTATGATATAAATCTGTTGTTCATCTGTAAACCTCATTATTTGTTATTCATGTCTATAAGAGTCTCAGTAATAGCTCTAGTATCTTCTTTAATATCGTCTACTTTCTCTTCAAGCTTATCTACTTTACCCTCTGTGTTTAATATTGAATCACGAATCATTTGGTCTTTTAAATCATATTCCATACGTGAAACTTCTGGTTCTGGTAATTCTTTAGCAAGTTCTATTTCTGCTTGTAAAGAATACCACATACCAATAATCATACCTATAGTGACCAGTATGCTAATAGCTGTCTCTATAGATAATGTAAATTTAGTGTCTTTTCCTACTTCCATTGTTGCCCCTTTATCTCATATCTGCTGGAACTACAGCTCTAGTTCCGCCTACTTTATCGTTTTTCTTCATACCGTATCTACGTACAGCTTCTTTATAACTAGCCATACATTGTTGTGCAGACGCCATTCTAATTTGAGCTAGACCTGGGTCTGTTGCTCTAGAAGCTGCGTCCATCAAAGCTTTTGATTTTACATAATCTATTAATGCTGGTTGTAAAACATTATCTATATCTATTGTACCAGTAATGCTTGTAAGTTTATCTGGTTCTGCATAATAAGAAACAACAAGACCATCAATCATCTGGTCTCCAGAAGAACCAAGCTGTACTGCTTTTAGTCTACCTTTATCTGTTTCTGTTGTACTTCCATCTCCTTCTGTGGTGGCAATAGCTAATCTATCGCCTTCTACCCACCATACAAAAGTTTTACTAGGGTCTTTATATGTGCTACTTACAAAAGCCATTATATCTCCGTCCAGTTTGTATTAGCTGCTGTACTTGTTTCACTGTAGAATTGTTTTATCTCTCCATTTGTTAATCTAGGAATCTTTATATATTCTCCATCTGAATTAAGTATTGTACATCTAAATAACTTATTAACAGTTATTGATTCATCGTCATCTAATGCATACCATAGTTGGTCATGCACTAAGTTTGTTTTTGCATTTTCTATTTGATTGGTGTATCTACCCATATCAATTAATGCTTCATTGATTAAGTTTAGTACATAGTTCTCTGATATACCAGGAACTGCTTGAAGTACTCTACTGTAAATTTCTTTTGCTGTAAATTCTATTGCAGCCATTATAATGCTCCTTGAAGAGTTTGTATTTGTTCTTTATATCTAGCATCAATCATTGCATATTGTTTTTCATACCATTGATATTTAGCAATATCTTTTTGCAAGTTTGCACTGTATTCTTGTACTTCATCTGCAACTTGAGCAGAATATTTTTGTATTTCTGAGTTAAATTTAACAAGTATATCATCGTTGTTTTGTATTGCTGCTGCCATAGTTTGTGCTGCATTTTGCAATGCTAATGCTTGGTCAGCCGCTTTGTTTGCCAAGTCAACTTGTGTTGCCTGTTGTGATTCTTGTCTAGCATCTGCAGCATCTATTTCTGCCTGTCTTAATGCTTTTTGTAAATCAGAATTATGTTTTGAAATTTCTGCCTGCACATTAGCTTGATATCTTTGATTTTCTTTGTTAAATTCATTAAGCTCATTTTGTATATCAGTTTGATATTCAGCCAACTCGTTATTCAATCTACCTAATTGTAATTGTGCTAATTCTACATCTTCGTTTGTTTCTAAAAATGTTTCAAACTGTGCTATATCAAAAGTTTGTGTTGGTTTGGTATAGGTAGGAACATCTCCAGATATATCTGCTTTAGCAACAGTAGCAACAGTTATTGCTCCAATAGAAGTAGCACTGGCATCTGCATTGCTAGCAGCTGAGTAACTAACAGTTGATATGTTTGGAGCATCTGGTGCACTTACACTAACAGTTAAAGCACTAATTGCATTCATGCCATTCATTAGTCTATTTAAAGCATTTCTTGCTCCATATAAAACTACTGCTTCCTCTGCTTCATCAGGAAAGTTACCTATTGAACTATCTCCATGTGCTACAGTTGTTGCAGAGTTTACAAAAACTACTCTACTATCATTGCTTGCATTGCTACCTGGATATGTATTTAAAACATCATTTTGTATAATATATGCTGGGTCACTTTCTGACGCAGCTTCCATATAGTTTGTATCATTTACTCTACCCATCATTGAAGGTGATAATTTTCTACATGGTGTATAAATCTTACTTGCGTGATTGTTATCTTTTCTAACAACCGCTAAAATCTTTTTTCCCTCTACATCTATATTGTTTGTAAAGTTTTCATTGCTTGCTACTCTCTCTAGCTTATTTAGAGGAAGCACATTCATTACAGAACGAGCGCCAGCTGACAACCAGTCACTTAATGCTGTGTCGTCAGTGCTTGCAAAGCCTGTCAAATCATCTATTCTTGTTTTAAAATCAGCCATTACTTACCTTGTCCTCTATACTTTTTTACGTAATACTTTTTACTTGTTTTAGTGCCATACTTAGTATTTACACTATTACCTTGTCTTGTTTTTTTCTTACCGTTAGTATGCCTTACTTGAGTTCCAAATGTTTGTCTTCTTCTCATTTTTTCTTTCTACTTTTTCTTGCAAATGTTCTAACATTCGTTGGTTTACCTCCAACTCCTTGAGCTTTTGCTCTCTTTCTACTTACTGCACTTCTTTTTTGTGAAGCGCTCATTGTTCTAGCTTTAGCAGCTGGAACACATTTAGGATATTTTCTTTTACCACCCTTAGCAGATTTACGTCCACACTTCTGGTATTTACCACCTTTTTTCTTAGAGCCGATGTCTACCCAATCTTCTCTAAACCATTTACGTAATCCACCTTGATATGCCATTATCTATAACCGCCTCCACGTTTTTTGTATGTTCTTACTAACCACGCATTTGCGTATGCAGAAGGATACACTTTAAACTTTCTCTTTGCTTCAGACTTTACTCTTGAATACAAAGAAGAATTAGTTGGCGTAGGACTTCCTTTTTTTCTTTTCTTTTTTGGCATTACTTTCCTCCATGAGTTTTTACTACTTTCATAGGCATAGACAATGAGGCTCCTTTGTGTCTTTTAAACTTAGCTCCATGTTTCATCAAAACATAGCCTTTGCCTTTTTTCATAA